AAAAGATGAACAAAAAGAGCAAGAGAAAAAAATAAAAAAATACTATACTCAGCCAATAATTGAATGTCCCGCATGTGGAAAAGAAATTTCTAGTGAAGCAGAAATATGTGTTCACTGTGGTTATCCTTTACGCAAAATGTTAATCAAAAAAGGATATCGTGCTGATGAAAAAAAATCTCCTGTCATTCAACCAGTACCCACAAACATTCTTAAATGTCCAAAGTGTGGTTCTACTTCGATTACAACTGAAGAAATTGGATATGGTACATTCGGCTGGATTGGTGCCTCTCAAAAGAAAAATCTCTGCCAGAAATGCGGATATAAATGGTGGCCAGGCACAAAATAGATGAGGTTTACCGTATGTTATTTTTTTAACGATGCTGTTGCTTGACTTCTACGTCCAGTAAATATCAGTAATCGTAACGAGTACAGCACTTTATTATCTAAAACTTGTCACCAAATACGGTTACTATATTTCTCAATTTTATTAAGTAAATTTATATCTTTGGCAATGCATTACGATGATTACTTCGATAGTTTTTCTATAACATCAACGTCAAAAGCACCTGAATATCCTTTATGGATTCCCAGGTGCTTTTTTCATGCAATATTGAATTCTTCTTTGTTTCATTGTCTAGTATCATCACATATGAGTCTTACTCTACAATTCCAGATAACAACTCTCTCTTATACTTGTAAAATGTCTTACGAGAAACCCCTGCCTGACGTATAGTCTCTAAGTCGTTCAGAGAGCCACCAAAGCTCTTGTTGTGCTTCTGGATGATATCTTTAGCAGCCACTGACTTTTTCGTTGTAAGCTTGATTCCGGGCTTCTGACCGATCTGTTTGCCAGCCAGTCTGGCAGTCTCAATCCCCTCAGCAGTTCGTTGGTGCAGGTCCATAACTTCTTTCTCTGCCTGATCGAATGCAAGTTTGATCTGTTCTTTAGCCAGTGCTAGAAGATACTTGTTGATTCCGTCCAGTATAAAATCAACATTTGTCCCTGTAGTTGGTATTCCGCCCTGCAAGGCTTTCTTGTACGTATCAGTATTGATATGTGGCTCTTTCAGAAACACAAGGCTTATTCCCTGGTTAAACAGCTTCTCATACATGACGAATCCCTCTTCTGCATTACGGCTCATTCTCGAAACAGAATCGAAGATAATCGTATCTCCGACAGTTGCTTTATTCAGAAGTTTATCCAGTTCTTTACGCCCTTGAAACTTTGTCCCGGTGTATACCTCTTTAACAATATGTGCCTGCGGGTGGGATACAAGGATATTTCTTACCTGTCGGTCAATATTCTGCTTCGGTGTACTGATTCTTGCATATCCGTATTCTTTATTCATGTTTTCTTCTCTCCTGAATGGTATTTTTAACGAACGTTACTTCTACCACACTGTTATCTGTGGCAGAAATAAACATTCATATGTAGTTTTACTACTCTTCTTATATAGGTTAGTTTTACTACTATATAAGAAGTTACTCTTTATAAAGTAATTCCCGGAACATTTTCAGGCATTCTCTGACACCTGCTTTGAATGCATTAGCTTCTGTAATAGAAGAGAGCTGAAAAATTGTATCTTCAGTAGGATTCTGAATAGCTTTGTCCATAGCTTCTTTTACTTCCGGTTCATGCTCACTGTTACACCAGTTGTCAAAGAGCAGATAAATAATAGCTTCTTTCATTTTGTGATACCTCCGTAAATTTCTTCTGTATTGTCGAGTTGTTGCCAGAGTTGTACCGCTGTTTTGAAACCAACATTAAATGCCTGACGTTCAAGTTTTTCGCAGTATTCAGACAGCAGAGAAGTGAATTGTTCCTGCTGATCTTCAGGAACATGCTTTTTAATAGCTTCAGTAACAGAATGCTTTTGATCTGGCGTGCATCTGTTACCAGTCCATAAGCTGAAAAGTGTTTGTAATATGTCCAAGAGTTCACCTTCTTTCTTAATATCCGACTATGATCCAGTGAATTATCATTGCTATGGGAGAAATTGCCAGAATCAAGAACAGTGCAGCACCGTACAGAAAACGATATACTTTATGCTTGATAGTTTTCTTCAGATATTTTTTGAATAACTGACACCACTGGTCATAGGTCAATAAAGTGTCTGTCTGGTTCATGGTTATTGTCCTCCTGTTGTTAGTTGCTCAGTGTTTCTGAAGGGGTAAAATAATACCCTAGAAAAAGTTAGGAAAAATAGTAGTTATGTAGCCCGTCGTGCCGATAGCACAGCATAGTTCATATGACTACCTGACCGCCGGGTACGGCGATCAACGCTTGCAGCTTAAAGCCCTGTTTATCGTGGCTGCAACCACTTTGATGATTAACTATTCTGAATTGAGATGTATCTTCGAGCATCCTGTAGACATTCTGCTTTAGTGTTTCCAAAAGCTACAGCATTGCCCCAACTATTTCGTGCAACCCATTCTGAGACTGTACCGTTCTTCTTAGCTCTTAAATTTAAAGGATCATAGTGTTCGATTCTTTCAAATGTTAAATCCTGAAGTTTCATGTTCTCACCTTTCTCCGGTTGACCTCCACCGGAAGGATAAGCAGTTTATTTAACGTATAATCTTCTGTACTGGCTGATTTTTTGATACTCTGCAAGGCTTCCTAAATCTGCTTCGAGACGTTTGCTGTCAAGAGTTCTTCTTTCGCAGGTGGAAAGCTTAACTGTGAAGTCGTTACCAGTCTCAGTCAATTTTTCGTTCGCATCCATGTAGCCGATGATCTCACGTTCAACTGCTTTTAATTCTTCTTCAAGCTGTTCTTTCATTGCTTTAAGTGATCTGTAATCTGCAATAACCTTTTCTAATTCGTTCATTGTTCTACACATATATTTATCCTCCTGAGATTTGATTTCTTATAAGTAGCAACCCTTTAAGCATCTTCCTGACTATTGTTACTATACTGTTCACTCACAGGTATATGGCTTAAAGTTTGTGGACGCTTTCGGCTGTTCCGGTTGTTTAAATGATACTCAGCAACAAAGTACTGTGTCCTCTCGCTAGTTGATTCTTCCGCTTAACGGCTTCTTGGTTAAGGAGTAAAGTGTTGATTGGCTCAACCTGTTCAATTTTCTGCTAAGTTCCGAACACTGTGCTTTCTTGTCCTGCCGTTCCTGCTTTCTTCAACTGTTTTGCCGGATCATGTTTATTCTGCATTCACTCTATCTGACACATCTATCAGCATAACTACCATGTTACTTGTGAACCGCCCTATCGCTTCATCCGGTCTTTCCTGCTTTCTTTGTTGCTGTGTTTCATTTGATGACTCAATTATATATTGGTACCATTATAAAATCAAGATGGAATGATGCACAAATATATTGGTACAAATATGTAAATAATATACAATGGTACCAATATATTGTGCTTTTTCTGCTGTTGACGCAAAACTATATTAGTGCTAATATATACATAATAAAGAAAGAAGGTGAACGGATGACTGTATCTGATGCGCAGAAAAAAGCAAATAAGAAATATTTTGATAACAACTATAAACAGGTAAAATTGTCAATGCCTATTAAAGAAGCAGAAGAGTTAGAAGAACATTGTAAAAGATTTCAATATACTAAAGCAGGATTTATTCGGGACGCAATAAAAGAAAAAATTGAAAAAGATATAAGTAATAATATGAGATGAACAGGCTGTATTGTATACAGTCTGTTTTTTTATAGTTAAATATATTGGTACTATTATATATTCTGCACAATTAAAATCTGATATATTTGTGAAAAAAGCGAATTGAAAATATATTAGTACCAATATATAATAACCTCATAAAGCAACAGAACAAATGAAATAACAAATAAAAAGTTTTATGGAGGTTAAGAACTATGGCAGCAGCAAAAGCAAATGTATATGAAATGGTAACAGCAAGAATTATTGCAGAACTTGAAAAAGGTAATATCCCGTGGGAGAAGCCATGGACAGGAGTTAGATCAGGAGCATACAACCGGATCAGTAAGAAACCATACAGTATTATTAATCAGATGCTTTTACAGCACACCGGAGAATATGCTACATTTAAACAGTGGACAGATTTGGGCGGTCACATCCGTAAAGGTGAGAAATCAGAGTTTGTAGTCTTCTGGAAGATATTAGAAAAAGAAGAAACAAACGAAGATACCGGAGAGAAAGAAGTCAGGAAAATTCCAATGCTGAGATATTACAACGTCTTTCACATCTCACAGGTTGATGGTGTTGAACCTCTGACGCTACCATTCGCAGAAGTGGAACCAATAGAAGCAGCAGATAAGATTATAACAGAGTATATAGAACGTGAGCATATCACATTCGAGGAATGCGCAAGTAATGAAGCGTTTTACAGTCCATCCCGTGACAGAGTTGTAGTTCCGATGAAACAACAGTACAAGCACATCAATGAATATTACAGCACAACATTCCATGAGCTGACACACAGCACTGGACACAAGAACAGACTTGACAGATTACACACCGGAGCAGATGCAGCGTTCGGAAGTGAGACATACAGCAAAGAGGAACTTGTTGCAGAGATTGGCAGCGCATCTCTTATGAATCTGTTAGGAATTGAAACAGTCAGGACGTTCAGGAACTCAGCAGCATATATACAGAGTTGGTTGAAAGTCCTGAAGAGTGATAACAAGTTTATCGTATCAGCAAGCAGCAAAGCAGAAAAAGCAGTTAATTACATAATAGGAGAGTAACACAGGAGCGGTTGAGATACACCGTTTCTTTTTTATATGCTCATATCCGTAATAGATTCCGGTTGAATAGCTGCAAGAGGTTGTATATAATCCGGTGATCGGTAGCAGATCAGGAACAGATCAGAGCCGGATGGCAGACAGTGACGCTGTGCGGCTGTCAGTAGGTGCGTAGATGGACGTATAACGCGCTCAGTGCCACCTAGGAGCTATGCTACAGAGCTGCATGAAAGTTGAGCTAGATACCAGGTAAGACCTCTGTATGAACCGTATAATGTACTACAGCATCGTAGGCGAATAACGTCAGCAAATACAACAAAAAGTGAAGACAATGCAATATTTGACAGGTGAACACTGGTAATTTTCAGCATGAAACAACACGGCACCAGATAACCGGAACTTGTGAGCCTTAAGTCACTGAGAAATAACACTAGATTAGCAGGAACAGGCAGACGTAGGGCTGAGTTGTCAGCAGGTACGGGGGTGCTTTCAACCAGAAAAGGGCTTATTATTTCCTGCAAAACCGTAAGCTGATTAACTTTGCTACTGACTTTTTAGCGTTTATACCGCTAAGTCTATATGTAGGACTTTAATATTTGAGAAAAAATAATAACTTTTTTGCGATTTCCTGCTAGTTTGACGCATTACCAGATGCCAGGTATACTATAGGTATATTAAAAGCCACTGCGCAGATGTTTTTAATATTCTTATACTCATGCTTGTAAATCAGATACTTTTTATTCAATACATTAGGTCTCAGCATAATTTTGTTAGCATGATATGGGAGATTTTTTGTAACTAATTATCATAAGACAAATCATAATAAGGAGAATTTATCATGATTACCACTACTACAAACGATATTCTGGCTGATTTTAAACTCACAGCCAGTATACATACAATTACAATAAAAACATCTGCGACTATCGAAGAAATCCCTCAAGAATTCCAGGCAGCAGTGAAATGCCGTAGCCTACAAAAGGGAACGCAGACCCAAGCTTCTATTTTACTGAATCTGAACAAAATTTCAGGTGATGTGTATTGTTATTCCAGATTTAAAGAACTGTTCGATATGTTCTTGAACTCAGTTGGCATTGATGAATATAAAATCACCCGGGTAGACATGCGCTTTGATTTGTTTGACCACGGAAGTTATGAAAAATACGCTAAACTTAACAGGTGGTTAATCAGTATGCTAGCTGTCAAGTATAATGTATACAATACGTACAAAACGCTACATTTATTTTCACAAAAGCAACTATCTGTTGCTATCAAGAACAAATATTTTGAATGTGAAAATTACGATAAGACGGCAGAAAGTCGTGGAACCGACCCTGCCTGTGATAGATTCGAAGAAAGAAGCAAATGCTGGACTCATACAGATATACGTAAAGAATTTGAAGAACATTGGTTTCGGCGTTGGGATGAAGCGTTGAAAATGTTCTATCAGACATATCAAAAATATAACATAGAACTCGAACGCATATATATACAAGGAAAAAACGCGTATCCTGTCCAATTTCGTTCTCTGACAGATTTTCTTATTCAATACCAGGGCTGCATTTTTTCAAATGCTCAAATGATAAATCTTCTGTCACGTTTTGAAGAAGTTGGACCAGATAAAGCTGTTAAACGAGCCGATAACCACAAGACACGTTATGGTATAGAATACTATGACTATAAAACTCTTATTTCCGCAGTCAATGAAATAAAAAGAGCTACTACAGAGTTTTTCGACAAATAAATCCTCACATTTCATAAAATGAGGAACACTGCGCAGAGTATCAACACCCTGACAGGAAGTATATGTCAGACACCAGATGGAACTTTTGGTCTCTCTCAGATGCTGGTACTCTGCTACTATGTCATAATATGTGTGACATGAGAAAAAGAATAATAATTTCAACAACTATGAAGAAAACGAACAAAATTATACCTTTAGACGTCCGTGGGACAACAAAAACTGCAACAGAATTAACATCACAGGAACTTGAAGCATTGCAGTATATGAAAAAATGCGGTAAACTGGATATGGTGAATGTGCAGAAACAAGCCGATATGATAAAACGAAACGAATATTTAAGCATGAACCCGTGGAAAATCAGCGAACCGAAGTCTGATAAATTCTGGAGAGGGTATATTCCTGACAAATCTAAGCCAAACGGCAGACGACAGATCAAGAGAACAACCCGAAAAGGAGTTGAAGATGCAATCATTGATTACTGGAAAAAGGAATCTGATCACATTTATTTTTCAGATGCATTTCAGGAATGGAAAGATATTCAGGAATTGATTGGCGTATCTGGAAACACTTTACTCAAATACAAAAGTGATTACAAGCGTTTCTTTTCTGGCACAGACTTTGAAAAAATGGATATTCGAGATATTACAAGCCAAACAATTTCTGTATTCATGATACAAACAATAAAATGTTTA